AGGTTTATTGGCTCATGGAAAATTGGGTCGATCTGCTTGACGAACGCGACGACCCGCTAGACTTGGAAGGCTTCTTCCCGTGCGCCAAGCCGCTGTACGCGACTACGACCAGCGATAGCCTTGTGCCGGTGCCTGACTTTATCCTGTATCAGGATCAGGCCAACGAACTTGATATCCTGACTGACCGCATTGACGGTCTGGTCAAATCCCTGCGCGTCCGTGGTGTGTATGATGCTTCGCAGCCAGCACTACAGCGTTTGTTGACGGAAGGGGACAACAACACGTTGATCCCAGTCGATAAATGGATGGCCTTCAGTGAGAAGGGCGGCTTGAAGGGTTCTATCGACCTTCTGCCCATCGAAACGCTGGCCTCCGCGCTCATTAATTGTTACCAGGCACAGGCCAACATCAAGGGGCAGATTTATGAAATCACGGGTATTTCAGACATTCTGCGCGGCGCTGGCGCGGCTTCTGAGTCGGCCACGGCCCAGCAACTCAAGGGACAATATGCGGGATTGCGACTGCGCGCTATGCAGGAAAGCGTCTCTCTATTTGCAAGCGAACTACTGAGGCTCAAGGCGCAGATTATCTGCACCAAGTTCCAACCTGAAACTATCCTTCATCTAGCTGCGGCTGACCAAATGTCTCCTGCTGACCAGCAGATGATCCCGCAAGCCTTGCAACTGATGAAGGATAGCCCACTCCGTTCGTTCCGCATTCAGGTTGCGGCTGACAGCCTTGTTCAGCTTGACGAAAACCAGAACAAGCAGGACCGCGTTGAGTTTATGACGGCGTTCTCCAACTTCCTGCGTGAAGCTGTCCCGGCGGGTCAGGCATCGCCTGAAATGGTGCCGATGCTCATGGACATTATGAAGTTCGGCATTGGCGGGTTTAAACAGGCTCAGTCTGTTGAAGGTTCTATCAATGCGGCGCTGGAACAGATGGTCGCGGCAAGCGCCCAGAAGGCCCAGAACCCGCAGCCCAACCCGGAAATGGTCAAGGCGCAAGCGGCTGAAAAGACTGCCCAGATGAAGGTTCAGGCTGATGTGCAGAGCCAACAGGCCCGCGCCCAGGCTGATATGCAAATCGAGCAGATGAAAATGCAGATGGAGGCGCAGCTTGAAACGCAGCGCCAGCAGCATGAAGCCCAGCTTAAAATGCAGGAACTGGCGGCCAAGGAGCAGTTTGACCGCTGGAAGACCGAACTGGACGCGGCGACCAAGATCATGGTCGCCCGCATTGGTGCCAACCCCGGCATGGATTTGCCCATGATCGAGGCGCAACAGGCGGCCACGGAAACCATCACGGCAGAGCTTGGGGACAATGTTCGCATGGCTATGGACCGGATGTCCGAAGCGCATAACAACATGACCAATATGCACGGTGAGGCTATGCAGAAGCTGCACGAAGTTGTCGAGGCTGCCAATACGCCCAAACGCATCGTGCGCGGCCCGGATGGCCGTGCGGTTGGCGTTGAACCCGTTCCGGCCATTCAGCAGGGTATGCTCCAGTGACCATTACGCTAACTCATAAGTTTGTATCTGCAATCCCTGACGGCGCTGACGCAACAGTTGTCCGCCCGTCTAACTGGAATGATACGCATGACGTTAGCGGCACGTTGCCAATTGCCAATGGCGGCACAAATACCGCATCTGTCCCGGCCAACGGCCAGCTTCTGATTGGCAACGGGACGGACTACACGGTTGCAAACCTGACGGCTGGCACGGGCGTCACCATTACCAATACGGCGGGTGGTATTACCCTGTCCGCGCCTGACAACGGCACCGTGACTGGCGTTACGGCGTCTAGCCCGCTGGCGTCCAGCGGCGGCACGGCCCCGAGTATCAGCCTGACTGGTACGGTCCCGGTGGCAAACGGCGGCACTGGCGCGGCGACCCTGACCGGGTATGTGATCGGCAATGGCACAAGCGCCATGACTGCCAGCGCGACAATCCCGACTAGCAACCTGACCGGAACACTGCCTGTTGCCAACGGCGGTACGGGCCAGACCACCTACACGGACGGTCAGCTTTTGATCGGCAATACCACCGGCAATACACTTGCCAAGGCCACCCTGACGGCGGGGACGGGCGTTACGATCACCAACGGCCCAGGCACGATCACTATTTCGGCCCCTGATACCGGCACGGTCACAGCGGTCACGGCGTCCAGCCCGCTGGCGTCTAGCGGCGGGGCCACGCCCAATCTGAGCCTGACCGGCACGGTGGCTATTGCCAACGGCGGCACGGCTGGCACTGCCACCCCCACGGCGGGCGCGGTGCCGTATGGCACAGGCACGGCTTACGCTTTTAGTGCCGCCGGGACGACGGGCCAGGTGCTGACTTCTGCGGGCGCTGGTGCGCCTACATGGACGACCCCCACTACCGGCACGGTAACGTCTGTCACGGCTTCCAGCCCCCTTGCGTCAAGCGGTGGCGCTACGCCTGACCTTAGCCTGACAGGAACGGTCCCTGTTGCTAATGGTGGCACAAATGCCACAGCCACGCCTACGGCTGGCGCGATAGCCTACGGCACCGGCACGGCCTATGCGTTTAGCCTAGCTGGCACCAATGGGCAGGTTTTGACATCAAACGGCGCGGGTGCGCCGACTTGGGCCGCTGCGGCGGCTGGAACTGTCAGCAGCGTTGCACAGAGCTTCACTGGCGGACTTATCAGCGTTGCTGGCTCGCCCATTACGTCCAGCGGCACATTGGCCCTGACGGTGGCCGGAACGTCTGGTGGTGTGCCTTATTTTAGCAGTGCGACAACTTGGGCAACGTCTGCTGCGTTGGCTGCCAATGCTTTGATGGTTGGTGGTGGCGCGGGAGCGGCTCCGTCCACGGTTACTACAGGTACTGGTGTTGTGACCGCGCTAGGCGTCAATACTGGCACTGCGGGGGCTTTTGTCGTCAATGGCGGGGCGCTTGGCACCCCGTCCAGCGGCACTGTCACGAACCTGACCGGCACGGCGTCCATCAATATTAACGGGACGGTTGGAGCGACCACGGCAAATACAGGCGCATTTACTACAATTGTAGGCACCACTACTTCCGCAACCGGCTTTGCCGTTGGTCGCCAAGGCACTACCAATCCCGTCCTCAACGTAGATGCGTCCACCGCGTCGGTTGTGACCGGCCTGAACCTGAAGGGTGCGGCGGCTGCTGGCGGTATGGCTCTATCCGTCACTTCGTCTGGCACAAACGAAAACCTGACGATTGACGCCAAGGGCAGCGGGACTGTTACAATTAACGGCACGGCAACGGGTGGCATTACGCTTACTCGTGCCACTACGATGTCCAGCACAGCAACGGCAACGGCGTTCATTCCATCTGGGTCGTCCGTTCCCACTAACGGGATGTACCTTCCTTCCGCCGACCTAGTATCAATTTCGTCTGCTAGTACGCGCGTGGCGCGTTTCTTCTATAGCAGCGGCGCTAATTGGGGTGCGTTTGGCGGTTTTGCTTTTGTGGCTGGTAACGCGAACGGCTCGTATCCTGTTGGCGGGTACGGTTGCAGACCGGCTGGTACAGCTAACACCTACACCTACGACCAAAGTGATTATGCTGCTTTTATTCAGTACGGAAATGGCGGAAAACTTGACACTTACACTGCTGCTTCAGGAACTGTTGGGAATACCATATCGCCTACGGCTGGTCCCTATCTCGCCAACCTTGGCACAAGCTGGACAAACTCATCTGATGCTCGCCTAAAAGATCAATTCACAGCGCTTTCTGGCGTGTTGGACAAGCTGGCAAACATCGTTGTCGGAACCTATGTCTGGTCTGGTCAGGGTCAAAGTCCTGCTGGTCGCGCTGATCTAGGTATTCGGGCGCAAGAACTTCACGCTCAGTTCCCCTTGCTGGTAGATAAGGGCGACGACAGCCCGACTTGGGACAGCGAAACGTCCCAACGCTGGGGCATCAACGAAAGCAAGGTTGGTGTCGTTGCCTTGCAAGCCGTTAAAGAGCTTTTAGACGAAGTGCGGGCGCTGGCGGATCGTATCAGTGCGCTAGAAAACAGATAACTAGGGACGCAGAACGCGGACTGTAAGTGGCAACAGCCTTCCAGATTGACGCCTTCCAGAACAACGCCTTCCAGGTAGACGGGGGGCCGCCGCCCCCGATTGTCGTTATCGACACCCATGACGGCGACTACCACAAACGCCGCAAGAAGCTATTTGATGAGGAAATACAAAGGGATACGCGGAGGCGGGAAGACATCATTGCCGCTTATGAGCGTATTGTCGAAGGCAAGCC